TTAATTAAAAATTTAAAAAATATAGGTGATATATGTTGAGATTGATACAAGTAGGTAATTCATTACCATTTTCATATCCAGTAGATTTAACAAGTGAATTTGAACCTGGAATGATAGGTCAATTAACTCTTATGGGAAACAATATAGTTTGTGGTGTATCTGATGGAACAGCCCCAATTGGTATTATAGATGACGTGAGAACTACTGCTTTTTATTCTCCATCAATTGATGAAGTTTTGATCGTTCCAGCTGTAGGTCAATTAGTTGCTGGTAAATATATAAGTGTTACAGATGTAAGCGATACTTTAGAAAATCCAAATGTTTTACCAGATAGTTTCGTATGTGATATTCCTGTATATCTTAGAGAAAGAAATGGAGTTATAGTTATTCCTGCAGGAACTGAATTAAACTATGATATAGATGGAGATGGTATTCCTGATTCTATAAGAGCCGTTTGTTCTTATTCATATCAAGTTCCGGGCATACCTGGCGATAATTCAACCTTAGGTTCTGGGAGGATTACAATTTGGTTCATGAGAGGTATTTTTGCAACAGATAAATACGAAGTAGGACAACGCTATCCAATTAATGCAAACTTGTTTGTTTCTGAAAGTGGAATCTTAACTACAAGACAACCAAGTGCTACTCATCCTGTTGTAGCTATAGTAACCGGTCCTCCAAATTCTCGTGATATATTTCTAGAGTTTTTATTGTTATAATGAATCATAGTACTAAAAAATTAACAATAGAATATATAAAAAATTTTATAAAAGAAAACCACTTTGGTTTTAAATTATTATCTGATAATTATATAGATATAACAAATCCATTATTAATAAAATGTTCTAAAGGACATGTTTTTGAAAGATCATTTTATGATATTAAAAGAAATATATTATGCGATATATGTAAAAAAGAAAATAATATAAAACAAAGAAATGAAGAAATATTAGAAACTTTAAAAAAAAAGCATCCAGAAGCAAAACTAATTTCTAAATATACTGGTTATAAAAAAAAATTTAAAATTCAATGTGAAAAAGGTCATATCTTTGATATTGAACTTAACAATTTTAGAAGTGGAAAATGGTGCAAACAATGCAACAAACCAGATATAACAATTGACTATATAAATAGTTTTATTAAAGATAAGTATAATGGAAAATGTTTAAATGAAAATTTTATATCTCAAATATATTTAATGACTTTCAACTGTAAAAAAAATCATACATTTAAAAGAACGTGGCAAAGTGTTAGATCTGGTAGATGGTGTACTCATTATGATTGTGCTAAAGCTTTTAAACCAAATATTGAATTTATAAAAAAATTTGTTAAAGAAAAATATAATGGAGTATGTTTATCTGAAGAATATATTAAGTCAGAATATCCTTTAAGAGTTAAATGTAAAGAAGGACATGAGTGGAATAGTTGTTGGAATTATTTGAATTCTGGAGTTTGGTGCCCTAAATGTTCTGGAGTTAAAAGAAAAACATTAGAAGAGATAAACTTTTATATTTTTGAAAAATATGGTGGAAAATGTTTATCAACAAAATATAAAAACAACAGGCAAAAATTACAATTTGAATGCATTAAAGGTCATAAATGGAAAACAACTTGGCATATTATTTATTCCTCTAAATGTTGGTGCCCAGCATGTAGTGAAGGTTTTGGAGAACGATTTTGTAGATTTGTATTTGAAAATATATTTAATAAAAAGTTTCCAAATACAAAACCTGAATGGTTATTAACCGAAGAAGGTAATAATATGGAATTAGATGGTTTTTGTAAAGAATTAAATTTAGCTTTTGAATATGATGGTAGACAACATAAAGAAATTGTAAAAACTTTTAAAATGACCAAAAGTGATCTTGAAAGAAGAAAAAAACTTGATAACCTAAAAGATAAATTATGCAAAGAAAATAAAATAATTCTTATAAGAATTCCACAATTTAATAAAAAATTTACTAAGTTTAATTTGATTGAATTTTTAGAAAAGAAATTTCTTGATATAGGAATTGAATTTAATAAAAATATTGATGTTAATGAATTTTATAAATTATGATTTTTAATAATATATTCTATTTGTTTTTTGCTAAATTTCTTTTTAAATTGAGGTATAATATATAAAATTATGTCTCTTTCTAAACATTTTTCTTTTTTTATTTTATCCATTTCTTGAGTAAATAATAAATCTTCTTCTGTCATTTTAAAATCTTTTACAATTTCATAATGTTGTCTTCCATTATATTCAAATGCTATATTTAGTTCTTCGCAATATCCGTCAAGTTCTAATCTATTTCCATTTTCATTAGTTAACCATTCAGGTCTTATTTTAGGAAATTCTTTACCAAATTTTTCTTCAAAGAATTTTCTACAAAAACTTTCTCCTTTTGATGGATTACATCTTGAGCACCATATATCTCTTTTTATTTCTCTCCAAGTTCTTTCAAATTCATGTTCTTCTTTGCATTTAAAAATCATTTTAGTTTCTTGATTTTTATAATTTATAGTTAAACATTCTCCATTATATTTCTCTTTTACATATAATTTAATTTCTTTTAAATCTTTTTTTACTCCACCTCTACAAATAGGGCACCATCTATCTCCATGTTTTACATTACTCCAAGTTGCTTTAAAAATATGATTTTCTTTACATTTAAAAATTAATTTTGATATTGCATTTTCATAAGATTTACTTATTAATTTTCCATCATTTTTAAGTTTAACAAATTCCTTTATTTCTTTCAATGTTGGTTTTTTAGTTCCAAAACATTCTGGGCACCAATTATTAGAATTTTTAACATAATTCCATTTACTAACAAATATATGATTTTTGTTACATTTAAATTTCATTTTAGAATTTACATTTTTATATTCACTTTCTAAACAATATCCATCAAAATTATTTTTAACATAATCTTTTATAAAATTTATTGTTGGAATTATAGCATCTCTACAAAGATGGCACCATCTATTTTTATTACCATCTTTGATTGCCCACCAAGTTTGTTTGAATTCATTTCCGCAAGAACATTTAAATAACAAATGATTATCGCAACCGTTGTAGCTTGAGCTTAAACATTCACCATTGAATTTTTCTTTTACGAAAGACCTTATATGTTCTATTGTTATATTAATTTTATTAGAGCAAATTTGGCACCATTCGCCTCTTTTAACTCTTGTATAAGTTGTTTTGAATTTGTGATTGTTTTCGCATGAAATAAGAACATATGTTCTATTATTTTTATAATTTGATAACAGTTTAGAATTTGGATGTAATTTATCTAATAAGTCTTGAAAGTCTTTATTTGTATGATAACATTTGTTTTTCCAACATTCTTTGCACCATCTTTTTTGTTGTAATTTGTTCCATGTAATATAGAATATATGATCGTTTTCACATTTTATTTTTAAATAAGTTTTACGATCTTTGTATTTGGATAATAAAATAGAATTAGGGCGATTAATTTTTAAAAAATTAATAATATATTCTGAAGTTATTTTGTTCAAATCATACCATTAATATTTGATTTTTAGCTTTTTCTTGATATTCTTTTATCGATCTAGCTCCGATAAAAGAAAATGAAGATTGTAAACCTTCTTTTATTGAATTTAAAGTATTTTGTAATGGTCCTGTAGTTTGAACTAATTTAGTTGTTCCTTCTATATATTTTATATTATTTTTATCATTAACAACTTGTTTTGTTTTAATAGAAGCATTTCCAAAATATTCTTTATATTCTAATCCTTTATCTGTTATAATTTTTTTCCCAAAAGATTCATTACATCCAGCAAACATATTACCTAACATAACTAAATCTGCATAAATTAAACTTTTAGCAATATCTGAAACGTTTTTAATGCCACCATCTATACAAAGTGTTGATTTTTTATAATTACTGTATTGAACGAAATTGTTATATTTTATTGCTGTATCTATAGGATGGCAGCCAAAACCACTTTGTTTTATAGTCGTGCAAACATATCCAAATGCGGTTCCAATTTTAGAAATATCTGTTCCAGCATCTTGTAAAAACAAGATACCATCGACAGAGGATACGTTTCCAGCCATAACAGTCATATCTGAAAAATTATCTTTTATATATTTTATTATATCTCCTACCATTTTATGATGCCCATGGTTAACATCAATAATTACATTTTTATAACCGGCTTCATATAAATCAGCTACATAATCATATTCTTCTTTTTTTGTTCCAATAGATATAAATAATTTATCTTTATAATCTTTTAAATCAAATATTGCATTATTTCTATTTTCTTTTGAGTTAAAGAATCTATGATATGATGATATTGTATTATTTTTATATAGAACGTCTATCATATCTTTTGAGCAGATAGATAACATATTTGCGTTAATAACAGGTAATTCAGATTTAATATTAAAAATATCTGTAGACACATCCACTTCATTTCTTGATTCTATATCTGAGTATGTTGGAATTAAAGTAAAAGAATCAAATGTTAACATTTTAGCCATATTTTTCTCCTTGATTGTAAGTATATATTTATTATAAACAAACGTTTAATCTTGTAGATTTTTTAGTTAAAATTTAAATATAATTAACCAATATTTTTATATAAATTCTAAATGAGACAAAAATATCTTTGGTTTAGTGATATACATTTAAATAAATCATCTATTTTAAATAAAATAAGATTTTTTAAATTAATAAACAAAGAAAATCCTAAAGGAATATTTTTAACTGGAGATATATCTCAAGGATTAAAATTATCTTTTCATTTAAAGATAATGTCTGCTATTATTAATTGTCCTATATATTTTGTATTAGGCAATCATGATTTTCATTTTTCCAGTATAGAAAAAATAAATGAAAAAATGAGAAAGATATGTTCAATTCATAATAATTTGATTTGGATGCCGAATGTTGACACGGTTAAATTATCAAAGACTACAGCATTAATTGGTGTTGATGGATGGTATGACGCAGGAATTGGCAATCCTGAATTTTTAAAATTTACTACGGATTGGATATTGATAAAAGAATTTAGAAGTTTACCATCTATAAATGAAAGAGTAGCTAAATGGAGGGAGATAGCTAAGAATAGTGCTGATGAGGCTGAAATAAAAATAAACAAAGCTATTTCTGAAGGTTATAAAAAAATTTATTTATTAACACATTATCCTCCTTGGAAAGAAGCTACGAGAGATGTTGGAACGATAATGGAAAAATTTTGGTTATCATATAACACTAATTTAACTTTAGGAAAGAGAATTAAGAAGGTAATGTCTAAGCATAATAAGGTTCGTTTAACTGTATTATCTGGTCATACTCATGATCAATCAATCATATGGGTAAGAAAGAATATTCAATGTATA